TGGAGTCGAAAGTATCCGACCACCAGGAACCCCCGGGTCAGGCAATGAAGTCTTACCTTCTGATTCCAGTAGAGCAGCAATAGTCTATCTCATCGATCAACTGATGAGTAAATTTGACGACGGCCTCTCTTCGGAGTCGAAGGCTGACCTCGCCTACCAGAAATTCTTTCTGGCCGAGGAGGGCTGCTACTGGCGTAATTTCTTCTTTTCGCAAGAACACAACTGGATAGATAAAATCTATCCAGAACTTGCGGAAGCGAAGCGGATCATCCTTGATCTTATGAAACCAGTAGTTGACTTGGAACGAATTTCCCGTGGTTTTGGCTGGGGGCCTGGTGCAAGCACCAGGCTTAAACGGTCTACGGGTGACAGCTGTTATAAATATTCGGGGCAACCCGAAGTTACACCAAACGCCTACGCACTCGGTAATGCTGCGATTTCGCAGAATCCCTTGTGGAAACACGAGGTCGACCTTGTCGACGGGCCCCGCTTAGTATGGGGGAGTAGGTTAACCACTGTTCCAAAGAACTACAAGATCGACCGATGCATCGCCGTTGAACCTGACCTGAACATGTTTGTTCAGAAAGGGATTGGCAGTGTCATCCGACAGAAACTTATGTCGGTTGGCATAAATCTTGATTCTCAAGAAGCTAATAAGCAAGGAGCGAGAGATCTCTCACTTGCAACCATCGATTTCTCGATGGCCAGCGACAGTGTGTCACAAGGTCTTGTCTGGTATCTGATGCCTCCTAATTGGTCTGAGATAATTACTCTCGCCCGTTCTGAGCTGTGCGTCCTCCCAGATAAACGCCTTCATAGATTATCGAAGGTTAGTAGTATGGGTAACGGATTCACGTTCGAGCTTGAAACCCTGATTTTTTGGGCTATTGCTTGCGCCTGTGTACCGGTAAGTGAAAGGAGTCGTGTCCTCGTCTACGGAGATGATGTTCTAATCCCCGTGGAATACGCGAAGCGTTTCATCGATATCTCGAAGGTTGCTGGTTTTACTACTAACCAAGAGAAGTCTTTTATCGATGGTCCGTTCCGTGAGAGTTGTGGTATTCATATCCACAACGGGCACGATATCTCTCCATTTTATGTTCGACGTAAGGTTTCTACGCTCGAGGATTTATTCCTCTTGCACAATAACCTCAGGCGTTGGCAGTATCGAGTAATGTCCCTGTTAACTGGGACTCAATACGATGCTTTGTCAAAGCTTCGCAGGGAGTTGCGGAAC